TATAAAGCCACAGCGAACGATATTGCAGCGAACCACATAATTATATCGTCAACATTTTTTTTATTCATGGTCAACCCAACCCTCGATTCTTGTGTCATACACCCAACATTCAATGTCGCAATACTCAACTCGGTCACGGTACTTTTCCCAGCCATCTTTCTTTGCAAGAAGAATCACTAACGGTGGGCGTTCCGTTTTAAGGCCGTAATAAATCGACTGACCGATTCCTTCAGCCCATTTATTTGCCCAATCAATCTCACAGGCTTTGTCCTCGAAAAGCAAATCGACTCGCGTACCATCATCTAATCGGTATTCTTTTTCTCCACCGATCTCTTCTTGGATTATATCTTGCCAATAAGTTTCTGTGCCGTATCTTTGCGTGGCAACAATTTCATTCGCTTCTTTTTCTGTAGGGTTAGTAAAGACGGTCGAAGCGGTGTGGGTTATAAACAGCACGCCACGGAGGAACAAAGTCAAGACAACAAAGGCAATAGCTATTCTATAAAAACTTTTCATTGTGACTCCATTTCGTCTAAAATTTCAGTTTCTTTTACAAGTATATCTAAAAAAGATTTTTCTTGCCTACTGCCTTCTCCACAAAGTCGCAAAACTTTTTCGTACATTTTTCTAAGTATTTCTACATATTCTTTTTGTTGTTTAATGTCCACTGTCTCTCCTAGAAAGGTAGCATCAATTCAAGAATGTCGTGGGATGTCTTTTTAACATCGCCACCGTTTGATTTCAATAATTCTTTCACCACTTCATCCAACTCTCGTCGTTCCTCAAAAGCCTTTAGTGTAGCTTTGAAAGGTTCTCCAGCAATATCTGTAACGATTCTCAGCATCTCTGCTGCAATGTCTCTGATCTCTAGCTGTGCGTGTTTACTATTTCTTAGTTGCACAAAGTTAGCAAAGCTACGCATATTGAACATTACATCTGCCTGAATCTGACTGTTGTATGTTTTGAAAAACCTTGCTGACTCTTTTGCTCGTTTGCGTCCCAATACTGGTTCTAGGTCTGCGATACATTGGTGGTAAAGATTGTTACCTAAATTGGTATAATTCTCTAAAATGTCAGTCCATTTTTCTCCATTCACACCAAAAGAAAAATCATCTAGCCAAGCAATATATCTTGATGATTTTACATCACCCCAATCTTCCGGCAGGAAGTATTTATCTTCCTTCAATTCCTTGTATCTAGCAGACTCAGCATTAAGACTACTAATACGGTGCTTAAGAAGATGGATATGGGATGCAATATCAGTGTCAACAATAAAATGAATAACACCTTTTTCAAAGGGAGTCTCATGACCTTCGCTCCATAACATATTGATAAGTTTGCTGACCCTAGCCTTTTTTTCGTCCGTAAGTTTTCGTGATGTTGATGTCCAAGCTGAACAGGCAATAGTCTCGTCGTCACCATAAAATCCAATTAGTTCTACTTTGTTTTTCATTTTCTACTTTCAAATTTATTTAAATCTTTTATTGCAACATTGTGACAGTCTGCTTTGACAACAAACCCGTTGGATGTATCAGTTTCGCCTTTGGTCATCTTCCTAGCCTTTTTAAAGTATTCTTCGCGGGGTAGCCATCCAAGCACCCACGCTTTGCCTTGATCGACAATCGGGGTTTGTACCCTTACGAATACGTAGCGGTCACACTTTTGGTTTTGTATGTCTGCAACGGAACATTCATAATAATCTCTCGGAGGGCTTTTGCATCTCTTGGTCTTAACGTCCCAAGTAATCTGTTGACTATTTCCGCATAGATCACCAGTCAATATATCATAATCAAACGTGTTAAGGATTTGTCCACTCAAAATGTTGTTTGCAACTTCTTCTCCCAAAAAGCCTGCGATATTCCCATCTCCGCGAACTATAGAGTTGTTGATAGTACCCATTTCTTTAGCCTTTTCACCAGCTTTCTTGAGCATTTCTTTTGTGACTTTTACTTCAATCATATTACCAAATCCTTGAGATAAATTTAGAGAACTTCTCTTGTATTGTAGCGAAGAAACCTTCTTGTTTTTTATTTTGTCTTTTCGCCCTCTTGAGCTTAATCTCTAAGGCAAATTTCTCTGCTTCATTTTCTATAGACTCTTTTGATTGAAGCAGTTTTTTCTGTAACAACCTTTGTGTTACCATAAACTTACTGTCTGACTGACCTCTGTATTTCATTTGTGATCTTCTAACTCCTTATTATAGTCGGTTTTAATTGAATTACCAATCAAATTTTAAATAATATTTTCTTGGCATCCCAAATACTCATGGGAGTAGCATACCCGTAAAGACAATTTTTTATTAACCATATTGTTGTAATTTTCTCTGGTGCTTTTTATATGGTCTTTTCTTGCGATTCCATTCTTGCTGGTTGGTCGCCATTGTGGTCTACTATTTCTGTAAGAACCTAGCTTTATGTTTGCAGTCTTGGAAAAGAATCTCTTGTTCTCTGACAGTAAAATCTCTCCAACACACTCGCTCATGGCACTTCCTATGCCCATCCCCTGATAGTCCGACAAAACAACCAAACGATGCTCTCGCCACGCTCGCTTCAGCGATCCGCTTGGCATAGCTAAGACAGAATTAAAGGCCACAGGATTGCCCCAGAGGTATGCAACCCAACACCCCCCACCTTTGTTGATAGCACCGTCAAGGTAATGATGCTTCTTGAATATCTCCCAATACTTACTTTTTAAGTCCTTGGGTATCTCGTAAACATCTAATTCTAACTGTGGTTTGTCAAACATAACTTATCCTATCGTTATCTTAGCAACTCGGTTGAGATTCTCTTTTACGTTGTCGTTCTCGAACTTTTGACCTGTATCGCAGTCGAATACCCAGTCAGGTTGTAGCCAAGGAATTATATCTTTATGGCAAGATGCAAGCACAATATTCTTTAGGTCTTTCTTACGGATATATTTACTGGCACTTACGCAGAGGCTCTTTGCTGTTTCGCGATTTACTTCGCTCGTAAATTCGTCCATAACCAAATCATCCTCTAGCATCCTAGCAAATTCCGCACGATACTTTTCGCCATTACTCAATACATGGAACGGCTTGCATAGCGTAGGTACTGACGCAAGACCGCAAGCATGTAGCTTTTCAATGGCCTCATCTGGACTATCAAAATGAGATACAATCGCTTTGTTGTGTTCCCAGTTAAATATACCATCTTCGCTGGCAGACGCAGCTTTCATTTCTGGACTATCCCACCACAAACCCTTTTTCAAAAGGGTACTTTTACCGCTGCCACTTGATCCCACAACCAATCCTATGTTGTAAGAATTGTATGGTGGAAACTTAAAATCAGGAATCTCTGTTTCGATAAGTCCATCAAAATCCAGATCAAAAGCCTGTGCGACTCTTGCTGTGAATTCATCTTGTTCTACTCTAACTTTTAATTTCATGCTTGTCTCCGTTTGGTTTACCCTATTATACAATACGTATCGGCGTTTGTCAATTGGTATCTTTAATATTTTTACGAATAGTTTTCATTACGTCTGTAAAATCTCCTGTGAACGACCCTCTTCCTAAATTAAAAACTCTAAGAGTTAGTGCTAGGTTGTCGTAAATGTAGCCAATACTGTTGTCAAGCCTGTCTACTGATATTGCCAATGGGTGTCGCTTTATGTAGTTAAAGTTTTCATCTAAACTAATTCCAGACCAATAACACTTTCCGTTTTGATCGTGAAACTTCCCAATGAGGTCTTTAGTAGTCACCTCTATAGGTTGAACCCTTAACCCCTGACCTAGACTTTTTCTTGCCGCATTTCTGGTCTGCCCAAATTTTATATTCGACATTAACTTTTTAGCTGTTCGTTCATTCATTTTTCAACTCCTTTATCTGCGTACCGCTTTGACAGTTCGGATTTACACACTCATCAATATCTTTTAGAATTTCTGCGAGTTCAAGAATCGTAGGGTCGCGGCCTCTCCAAGCACTGGTACTACCTTCACAGGTATCAATAATATTCAAAAGGTTTTTGCACATATCTACTAAATCATTATGCTCCTCTGATAGTCGATTATTCTCATCCTCAAGCCAATCAATTGCCTCCTTCGTGTCGTGAGAATCACGCCACCACATAAGCGATAAAGTCGCCAATGCGGAAAACAGGAAAGCTGTTAGCCAATGTTGATCTATTTCACTCATTTTTCAACTCCTACTTAATAGAGGCTGTTATCTTAGCATTGCCTATTTTTGTTGTTGTTCCAGCAGAAAATCCGAAACTCTGCTTGACAGAAATTGATTCGTAATCCAAATCAAAATTAACATCTTCGTATTTCTCAGCCAGTCCTACTAAGATTGTGTTAATATTCTCTTCTGCTTTTTTAATGTCTTTTTTAATTTGCTTCATTTTCAATTCCTTATGTTCTTTCTTTCCAATTTAACCGCAGATGGGTGTCGTGAGCAACCCGTAACTGAAACGCTAAATCCTTCTCGCCAAATTCCATCAGAATCTTAATGGCCTCAAAGATTTTTTCTGATTGTTCTAATTCTTTACTCATTTGTCAATTCCTTTCAGGGTACAAAACCCCTCCACTTATAAATATCTGGCGGTAATTAGTAAGACCTATCTTCTCGGTATCGTGGGTCGGCAATTCTTGCAGTTCCTTCCTCACTTTTCTTGATAACAAATTCGCCGGAGGTCGCGATCCACTGCTTGCCAGCGACGCGACCGTTTCTCAACATCTCAAGAACTTTTTTATCTTCTTCCATTACTTTATTAGCAATGTTCATTTGAGTGTCATAAAGACCCATTTCCTCTTTTTGTCGCACAAGTTCGATACTCTGCTTGTACCACGCTTCCTGTAGGGATTGGACTGTCATTGAAAGCCCACGAATCGCTTTGTCCTTGGATTTAAGTTCTATGTCCCAATCATATCTGTCAGTGGTAGGAAAATCTGTGGGCATCTGTGCGTGTTTGCGTGGATTGGTCGCATCTGGACATGACTCGCTGTAATGAAACAAAGGCTTGACGCTTCCCCATGTAGCCGCACATGCCGCCATGTTGGAAACGTGTGTAGCAGCAGTTGACGGATTACACTTGTCGTGCAAGTTGTCGTAAGTAATTGGAATATTAAAATGTTCTAGCAAGTTAGCAACAGTCCAGCAACCTTTGTCCTCGTTCTCTACAACAAGGCGAGACTGCACACTTTGATCGCACTTGTTTAGATTGGACATAAACCGACAGGCAATATCTACAAGCTCACCCTTGGTGCAATTAACATGGATATTGATGGGATTGTAGTAACTACGCTCGCAACCTAGCATATCCATAACCCAACCGTGATGATTAAGTTCTGTAATGGTCTTTTCTACTGCTGACTGGTTCTCTGACGCAAGTACGTTGAACTGGTCAGGATGAGTAGACAGACGCACCTGCCAGTCCTCGTTGTATTCTGCAATAGCTTTCATTTCTTCTATGATCTCACGATATTGCGGAACATCTGAAATGCCATATACAAACTCTGGATGAGTCAAGCAGGGAAATAAAGATGAAGAAACACGATAACCCCAGCCATTCTGGTAACAGTGTTGGATAGACATGAACGTGACGCGAACATTGTTGAGCCAACGCTCGCCTAGCTCGGTCAACGCAGAAGCCTCACCTTCTGATTCTATTAACTGATTGAATCGCTTCCACGTCATGGTTTGAAAGCTGTAGCCTTGCTCTTTGAGTTCGTTACTGATGCAGCATAAGTTATACATTTGAAATCCTCGGTTAATTGTGATTGACTACCCTATTATAGTCTATACATCGTCATTTGTCAAGTGGTACTTTAGAAAATTTTAGATAATTGCGTACCGACACCACATTATACCTGTGAAGAAGAAGTAAAGACTTCACCAAGTAATTAAGTAGCTTTGATAGGCAGTATCTTACAGGCTAGTATATTCTCAATGCTAAATTTCTGTGCTTCTTCACAGGACTAGGTTGACAGTGGTAGATCATAGCCTAGATTTATAATTTTATTTCGATACCTTGGAGTGGTCGTTCACTCCGCTGCAACCTATCTTCTTGTTAAGGGTAAGAAAGATAACTTCACCCGCTAACTTTTTTATACAAATTTTTACAAGAACGTGGCACTGTGCTACCATTACCACAAGCACTCGCGGCAGGATTCGAACCTGCGACCTACGGATTAGAAGTCCGTTGCTCTATCCAACTGAGCTACGCGAGCGTAAGTAGACTGGGAGGGACTCGAACCCCCGACCAAGGAATTATGAGTTCCCTGCTCTAACCAACTGAGCTACCAGTCCACGGCGTAAACTATTATAGTCTACAGTCATCGGTTTTGCAACCGAATTATTCGTAATCTCTAACACAAACTCCAACGGGGAACCTTGGCACAGGGTTTTCACTGGTCGTCCACTCAAAGAATTTTACTGTTAACATTTTACCAGTAAGTTTTCCTGCTTGAAAGTCAATCCAGTATTGCTCACGTTGAGACTCATCACCCATTGGCTTGACACCAAACTCTGTACCATCCTCTGTCACACAAGTGAAGGTACACTGACCCTCCATCTTGCCCTTATTCTCATACGCTCCCACGATCTCGAACTCTGCGTCAAGAAAAGACTTGTACTTCTGTAAGTCAGGAGATCGACGATTGGGTTGGTATCCACCCTTGGCGTTACGGATCATGCTGCCCTCATAACCATCTTCTAGCCACAAAGAGTTCTGCTCGACTACTTCATCTAAGTTATCGACAGGAAAAGTTGGTACGATATGAATACAGTCTCCCTCTTGCCACCACTGATCCATGTGATAGAGTTCGTGAATACGATCCTCAAAGTCTCTATCCTCTGCTACATAATCATAACAGTGAAACTGTACTAGATGAGTGTTCTCACTTGGCTTGTCACGTTTGATCGCTGACACAAGACCTTGAAAGTCCTCTTTAAACTGATGGTTGTATAACTCTCCATCAAGAATAAATGATCTAGCAGATGGTGAAAACCCGCTTGTGTCCTTGCCCATCACAGACACCAACTCGCTGATCGCATCGGCAATGTGACCAAGAGATGTAAACTCTTTGCCGGTACGACTTACTAGCTTGACGTTCTCGCCATCTACATGAATGAAGCAACGAATACCGTCTAGCTTGGGCTGGATGTACGCAGGGTAAGCTATCTTGTGGCTATGTTTGTCGTGCGACTGTGCGAGCATGGGCATCATAGGCTTGTCTGTAGGGATTGTTTCAGAGTAACCACTACGGTCACGCTTCTGCTTCCACTTAGCCTCTGCCTCTTTCTCTGCCTGCTGCTCGTCGGTCGTAGCGTTTGCTCGTCCTGCGTTCTTGCCTTCTACATAGGTGCGACTGTGCTGTAGCTTGCCACCATACAGGCCGTGTTCCTGCTCGTAGAACCATCCACGCTCGTCGCTGCCATGATACACGTTTAACACGCGAATCTTACCCTTGGGC